CTGGTGGTGGTAGCACAGGTAGCACTTCAATAATAATTAATCCATCAAATTATTCAGGTTCAGCAACAGGAATGGAACATAATGGAGAAGTTTTTGTAGATTTTACACCTTATTATTTTACAATGAATTCATTAACTTCAAGTTATCATAATACAAGTTTAAATGCTTTGACAACAAATATGTCTACAGGTATATATTCTGGGAATAGCTCACAAAATGTAACAGGGTTTAGAATACTTATGAGTTCAAATAATATTAAAGGTCGTATTGATTTATTTGGTTTGACTAATAGTTTAGGTGATAATGGAGATTGGTAGGTAAATATGGCAATAATTAGAGCAAACAATAATACTTTATCTAGTATAACTTCATTACCAAGTGGTGTAGGTGGTAAAGTATTAAGTCATAAAATTACACAAATAACAGCAAACTCTACAAGGTCAAGTGCTACTTCATATGCAGATGATTTAGATTTTGGTAGTTTTACACCATCAAGTTCAAGTAGTATTGTCCTTATACAAGGAGTGGCTAATTTTGATTCTAATAACTCAACTTATGTTTATTATAATTGGGTTGTAGACGGATCAAATTTTTTATCGACAGGAGGGAGTACTCCTGTTGCTACACATATTTTCTATAATGGTACATCATTAAATGCTTATGTTTATGTGCCTTCAACAATAATGACAAGTATAACAAACTCGGATGGTTCAGCAATAGCAGTAAAATGTCAAGGTAAAACAAATTCTGGTACACTATATATAAATAGAAGTCAAGATGTTTCTTATTCAGGCTCACCAAGTACAGTTATTTGGACAGAAATAGCAACATAAAGAAAGGAGGTAAATATGGCTTATAAATACAAAATGGTTAACGATAAACAAGTAGAATTAACTGCTGACGAAATATCTGCTCTTGAGAAACGAGATAAAGAGTGGTCTGACGGAGAGTATGACAGACTTATGGCTAGTATTCGTCAAGAAAGAACTGAACTCTTAGATAAAACCGAATGGACAGTTAACAATGACAATCAATTAACTGATGATAAAAAAACAGAATGGAAAGTTTGGCGTCAAAAGTTAAGAGATATAACTAAAGATGTAGATACAGTTGATAAAGCTAAAGCTGTAACTATGCCTGATAAACCTAAATAAAGAAAGGAGAAACAATGCCAGGACATTATGGAAAAAAAAAGAAAATGATGGATAAGAAAAAAAAGAAAAAGTAATGCGACACAAAAGAACATTGATGCGAAAGTTTGATCCTGTTCCCAAGACGAAGGGTGGTGTTCCAAAGAAGTATGTATCTGGAGCTAAGAACCCAAAGGCAAGGGAAGCAGAGATAAAAAGAACTGCCAGACTTTATAGGCAAGGCAAACTGACACCAGCAATGATGGATAAAATTAGTAAACAAAGGAGTAAAGGATAATAAAATGCCATTTAGTAAATATAGTCCAAAACAAAAGAAGTTAGCGAGGGTAGCTGCTCCTCGTACTAAAATAACCGCAGCCGATTTTAAAAAACTAAGGAGTAAAAAGAAATGAGTAAATATTCTAAAATACCAGGAGCTTCAAGATTTAGCGAAAGCACTTTAAATAAGGTGTACAGGAGGGGACTATAACCCCTTCGGGGGATACACTTGGAGCATATTATTCATCAGGATCAAGACCGAAAACTTCAGCTCATGCCTGGGCAATGGGAAGAGTAAAATCTTTTGTATCAGGTAAAGGCGGAGCAAGAAAAGCGGACAAAGATTTGTTAGGAAAAAAATAGTATAAACGATAGAAGATAGGATTATGGTAACTAAAGCAGATAAGAATGAAGCGAGAATATCTAAGCATGAAGAAGTATGTTTGGAACGCTACAATAATATCCATGAAAATATTGGAGATCTAAAATCTAGAATCAAAAGATTAGAAACAATTATCATGGGTAATACTGTTGCTGTGGTGGTGGCTTTAATTTCTATCTTTATGAAAGTGTAAAATGCTTGATCCATTATCCGCATACGCTGCTTGTAAATCAGGAATAGCGTTGATTGAACAGGGAATCAAGACAGGAAAAAAGTTACATGACCTTGCGAGTAGCGTATCCAAATGGGCAAACGCTGAAAGTTCTCTTGATGTCCATGCAGCTAACAAGGGCAAAGGTGGGATGTTATCAAAGTTAGGACTCTCATCAATAGAAGAAGATGCTATGGCAGCATACCTTCGTAAAAAAGAAATCAAAGAAAAGAAAGATCAACTGCGAGAAATTTTTTTATTGTATGCCGACAATGGTTTACAGGAATGGGAGAACCTTCAAGCTGAGATCGGGAGGTTACGAAAAAGAAAGAAGGAACAACTACGCCGAGAGATGGAAGAACGAGAACAGATCAAGAAAGCTATTGGCATAGGTGTACTTGTTGTCCTGATATTATTATCTGTGGTAATATACGGAAAGATATTCAAATGGTTTTAACTAAGGAGGTAAAATGTTTCAAGCACTTATAGGTCCTGTAACAGGATTGCTAGATAAATTTATAGAGGACAAAGATCAAAAGAATAAGTTAGCACATGAGATTGCAACGATGGCTGACAAACATTCTCATGAGATTGCGAAAGCTCAGATCGAAGTTAACAAAGAAGAAGCAAAGTCAAGGAGTTGGTGGATTGCTGGATGGCGACCAGCGACAGGCTGGATCTGTGCCTTGGCAATGGGATATCATTTTATTATCCAACCACTATTAATATTTTTTCTAGCATTGTTTGGTATGAAAATGGATTTACCAAGTTTTGATATGGATACTTTGATGACAGTTTTGTTAGGTATGCTGGGATTAGGAACGCTCAGAACTGTAGAGAAATCAAAGAAACTTACTAAATAGGAGGATGTATGTTTAGTTTTCTAAAAAAAATATTTGTCAAACCTAAGAAGAAATTAAAGATAACTCATTTACAGATCATGACAAAAACTGAGTTAGAAAAATTAGGTAGAAAGCATGGCATAGAATTAGATCGAAGATTTCGTAAGAGTGATCTGGTCGAAACTTTATTTAAACATTTGAAAGATAAATAATATGTACGATAAATTAAAAGACAGAATCAAAGTCCATGAAGGATTTAGGAATTATGTTTACAAAGACTCGTTGGGTAAACGAACAGTTGGCTATGGTCATTTGTGTTTGGAGGATGAGAATTGGCAAGATGATGAAGAGTACGATTTAGAAATTTTGGAAGATTGTTTTGAATCAGATTTCAATGATGCACTCAAGGGAGCTGAAGATCTCATTGGATCAATACCCTTGTTACCAAAAGCAAAAGAAGTCATTGTTGAGATGGTATTTCAGTTAGGCAAAGGTGGTGTCAGTAAATTTAAAAAAATGTGGGAAGCATTGGCGGAAGAAGATTACGCTGAAGCTGCTAATCAAATGCTCGATTCAAGGTGGCATAAACAAACCAAGTCCAGAGCAGAATCATTAGCAACTATCATGCGATCTCTTTCTTAATCAAGAAGTCTGATTGATCTCCCCTTCCCTCGGACACGTTCAATCTTTTGTAACTGCTCCAATCTTTTTAGTGAGAGTTGAACTGCCGACAAAGTTTTATGTTTGAAATGTTCTTTGATTTCAATTTGTGAGGGTGCAAACTTTTCTCGTTCCATATATTCTTTTATGAAAGCAAGAACCTTCTGACTAAGTGGTGTAAAATTTTTATCCATTTTTAAAATTCTCAAACTTAGTTGTTAGTTCATCGTAGGTTTTTTTGTGCGAATCTTTTAATTGATTCATAACTTTTTCATTTACCTTAAATGCTTTTTCGATAGTTTTAACTTTCTCCTTTTTATCTTTATCAGGATTATTAATTATTACTAACATCAGGTCATTGAATGTAAATGCGAGTGTTTCCAAAGAGTCATGATGCTTTTCTTTGTCGCCTGGTAGCACTAGCGTGTAGACGGGAGGATTAGACTCGTCAATAACCTTTAATATATCTTGAGTATTAGGAGTCATCTTGCCTTGCTTATGCTTACTGACGGCTCTCTGTGGGAGATCTTCTACCTCGGTTTCATCTAAAAATCCACCGAGTCCACAAATTGATAGCGTTACTCTTCTTTTTGCTTTTGTTACTGCTTTGAGCATGGCATTACCGAGAGCTTCTCCTCGAAGTCCTTGCACATTTGCGAAACCCATGTCCGCATCTTGTCGTCCAGATCGATCCGATCCTTCCACAATAACTGTCAACAAACCATTATCTATTTTTTGTTCTTTGATTGTAATACTAATCTTATGAAGTGATCGTAATTGATCGGTACAATTTTTAGTTGCATATAAAGTTTGTTTATTATTGAGAACAATGTAATCAAAAGGTTTGGTTAATGGATTGATACCTATACTTTCACAGACATTTTTATAATAGATTAATTTATCTTGATCCGATAAGGTTCTAAGATCTCCTTTTAATATTACTTGTTGTAATTGATTTGCTAATTCATTCATTACTTATCTCCTTTACTGTAAGTTTTTCATATTGACTTGCGGGTTTTGCTGGAACAATTCTTTCAACTGTGGCTTTTCGAGTTATTAATTCACAGGCTATTTGCTTCTCTCTGATCTTTACATAACTAGCATTCTCTTGTTTAAGAATAGATTTAATAGCGTTGGCGAGTTGATCTTTTGTAGTAGTCCAGCGTTCTATTTCATCCTTGGCAAGATCATAGTCGTTGGTAAGTTTGGTTAAACCTTTGTCATCATTCGACCAATCAGAATAAACTTTCTCTGTTGATTCAGCTATGACAGGATAAGGCGTACCCTTTTCCACTCTTCGCCAAAAATCTTTGACACGTTCTATAATTTTTTTCTGTATTTGTTTGTCAGATTCAAACACAAACATCTGCATTTTCAAACGAGGACCAAGGTGTCCGATTACACCCCACTTAAATCCTGTTACAAACATCTGAGCTTGGAGTTGTAGAATATGATCGTAGGTTACATGGTCGTTATAACCTTGAGTTTTTATTTCACATACACCCTCGCCAGATAATGTAAACGTCTTTCCTGTTTGCGGATCGTCATACTGTATTGGTTCTCCTTGTATTGTTAATACACCATCAAGCGATGCTGCCATTTTATATTTAGATAAACGATAAGCATCAATGGGTTTGCGAAATGTAACAGAACCAGAATCAGTACACAGACTATCGAGTTGATCGGATACCCAATGGGCGATTCCATCTTCCAGATAGTTACCTCGATCCTTGGCATTTTTATTTTGTTTACTTTCCAAATGTACTATATCTGGATTACACCTTATTTCCATAAACCTATAACGAAGTTGTTCTCTTGTGTTTCCGAAATCGTCTTGTCCAATTACTATCAATGGAACTTTAGATGCACCGACTTCAAATCCGTCTTTACTAAATTTATTTTTAGGAGTTGCCATCAGCTACCTCCATATAGATTGCTGCACATTGATCATCAATGGCACAAGTAAACACAAATAAAAAATAAAAAAAAACAAGCATCAAGACCGCTGAAATAGTTATCTGCAATAGATCTTTCATGCCTGTATCGGTAATAAAATTAAATAGTTGTTTCATATTATCTCCTAGTGAAGTGTTGATATTCTATCTAAAGCTCTCTTAACTGTAGAAGCACTCCAACTACAACCCCTCGCAGTTTTTATGTTACGAACATTTAGATAATTAGCCATGCCAAGTAAGGACTTGGAATGATTCTTTGCATCGTTAAGATGAATCTGAACTTTGGATAAATTATTTATAGCCTTTTGTTTAAGAGCTTCGGTTGCTTTTGCTCTTGCTTTATCCATAGAGTTATGCACACCGAGTTTCGTCATCTTACGATTTGTGGATTTAGTAATGTAATAACCTTTTTCAGCAATAGAAGTTTTCATTTCTAAACATTTTTCTTTTTGCTTAACAGATAAATCTCTTCTGTATTGGTCAGAAAACATCGCATTGACACCAAACATAATTCTATTTTTATCTTTAGTTATCTCTGGATTATTACACACCACTAAATTAAAATTTTTATTATCTCTAAACTTTATCATGTCATAGTCTAGACGACCTAACCTAGACAAGTCAGCAGTTAGAATCGTTGTGCCTTTTGGTGCAGCTTTAAGTACAGAACCTAGTTTCGGTCTGTCAAGAATAGGCACTCCACCTGAAGTACCTATCTCCTCTACAAACTCCACGTTGTCTGTAATGTTATTACGATTGATGTAATCATTGATGATAAACTTTTGTCTATCAATATCTGATTGGTTATTACTTAATCTTATGTATGCTACTATCATTATGTTTCCTTTCTTTTGGCTTCATTGCCATTAGGTAAAAATACCTAGTATCAATCTAATATATTTTTGCTATCTTTACAAGAGGTAGATGTAACTTTTTTCATGTTTCCTGTTATGCCTACCTTTTATTGGTGGAAATATAGGGAGAATTGGTTCAGCCACGAGATCTGATTCTCCCTTTTGGTAAGGAGAAAAAGCAATGGAATATATATTTACAATAATCTTGGCACTTAACATAGCCAACCCAGACAATCTAAAGTTTATCAATGCAACAATCGAGAACAATAAAAAGTATGAATGTGAATTTAAATGGAAGGGCATATCGCCTGTCATTGATCGACCCGCCATAACATTATTCGGCTACACCGCTTTCAAACAGGAGTGTAAATGATGCGACAACTTAATGTTCGTATTGATGAAAAGACGTACGAAAAACTCAAACACCAATCAAAGACACAGAGAATATCGATGAACAGACTTGTCGATCACTTCGTCAGCGAGGGAATAAAAACCTCGAATGTACTCAAGAAAGTTATAGGTCAATGATCGAACCATTCATTATAACCTTTTGGGTGGAATTGCATGGTCGGTTATATCACAAACGATTGAGCAGATCGTTCAATGATTGTGAAGCAGTAGTAGAAAAATTATACAAAGAGTTCGAGGACAAGGAAGAAAAATTAATCGCAGTTAAGTGCGATACCTTCATGGATTATCGCCATAAATACGATCTGTTTGGACGACCCAGAGGGGATATATGATGAAGCAAATCATAAATGATCAAGGAATAATTGTGGATGAGCATGGCGTTCCCATTAAAGATCACAAGGGAAAAGAAATCATAGTGCCTTTGGAATACAGATATCACTATCAGATCTATGAGAGTAAGAATGAGTAAGTATAAGAATATTGTTACTACAATCGATAACATTCGGTTTCATTCAAAGAAAGAAGCGAACCGCTACCGAGAGTTATGTCTACTCAATAAATCTAAAATCATATCCGACCTGGAGCTGCAACCAAACTTTAAAATCACAATCAACAATAAATTTATCTGTAATTACAAGGCGGACTTTGCCTACAAACAAGACGGAGAAGTAGTATACGAAGACGTAAAAGGATTTAGAACACAAGTCTATAAATTAAAAAAGAAACTTACCGAAGCTCAATACAACGTAACGATTATAGAAATATGAAACATTATATTCAATGCACAATCTGTAAACACAAAAAATATTATGAAACAAAAGACCAAATACTTAACGAGCTTCGCATGATCCCCACTACCAATCATAAAGTTATCTGCGATGAATGTTTAAATAAAGGAGAGTTAAATGGGTAAAATAGTAAAATTTCCAAAAGATCATGTGCATTGTATTTTATGTAAAAAAATAGACTTTACTTGCACTAAAGAAGTTTACGAAAAACAATGCATGGACAGAGGTATAGATATAGAAACAGTTTATTTTATGTGTCCTGAATGTGCAAAAAAAAATATGGAAGACGATAGGTATGTCTATAACAAAATCAAAGAGAATAAAAAAAAGGAACAAGCAGATGGGTAAAGTCATTATGTTTCCAAAACAAATACCCTCTAGAACGGAATATAAGAGTCGTCAGGCAACAAAAGAGGTGCGACATATACATAATTACTCTGGAGAACTTCCTTGCGATACAGAGAGAAATCATGAATAGAAATAGTGAAACCTATCAATTATTAGCTACCGAAGCTGTCGAGTTTTTATATTGGTGTATGCATGATCAGAAGTTAAGCATTAAACAAATACAAAAAAGATACCTTAAAAA